CGTACAAGTTGTTCCAAGAGCTCGACGCCGGGTTCCCCGTCAAGGAGAAGCGGCTCATCGACATCACCCTGCGTATGTTCAGCGATCCAATCCTTGAGTTGGATACGGATCGGCTTGAGGCCCATCTTGTCGATGTGCGCGAGCGCAAGGAGCGACTGTTTCAGGAAGCCAACATCACGAAGGAAGTGCTCAACAGCAACCTGAAGTTCGCCGAGTTGCTCAAGAGCTACGGCGTGCACCCGCCCATGAAGATCAGCCCAACCACGGGCAAAGAAACCTATGCGTTCGCAAAGAATGACGAGCACTTTGTCGCGTTAGCCAATCACTCCGACGAGCGGGTGCAGGCACTGGTCAGTGCACGGCTCGGGGCCAAGTCCACGTTGGAGGAGACCCGCACTGAGCGGTTCATCTCGATCTCTCAGCGCGGGCCTATCGGTGGCGCACTGCGGCGCATGCCGATTCCGCTGAAGTATTACGCCGCGCATACAGGGCGGTGGGGCGGCTCGGACTCCGTCAACTTGCAGAACCTGCCCAGTCGGGGCGAGGCGGCGAACAAGCTCAAGCGTTGCATCGTCGCACCACGTGGCCACGTCATCATCGACTGCGACTCATCGCAGATCGAGGCCCGTGTTCTCGCGTGGCTGGCAGGGCAACTGGACATCCTGCGCCTGTTCAGTATGAAGGAGGACGTCTACCGCCACATGGCGTCGATCATCTTCGACATACCTCGGGATGCGGTCACCAAGGACGAGCGGTTCATCGGCAAGACCACGGTGCTCGGCTGTGGCTACGGCATGGGCGCGGCCAAGTTCCAGGCCCAGTTGCAGAACATGGGCAAGTACGTTGACTACGACACCTGTGCCCACATCATCAAGAAGTACCGCCAAGCCAACGGGCGCATCGCCTCATGGTGGAATCATCTGAACCACGTGGTGGACGAGATGTGGCGTCGGCAGCAGAACAGCCCTGCCCGTCACTTTGAGGTGGACTGCTTGAACTTGTTGGAGCTTGACCCGTTCACGGGCATACGCCTGCCGAATGGGTTGAGCTTGAACTACCCTGAGCTTGACCGCATGCCCGGCACCGCCGACTACGTCTACAAGACACGCAACGGGATGACCAAGATTTACGGGGGCAAGGTTGCGGAGAACCTGTGCCAAGCCGTGGCTCGGTGCATCATCGGTGAGCAGATGATCGAGATCGAGAAGCGGTATCGCGTAGCACTGACCGTGCACGACGCCATCGCGTGCGTGGTGCCCAAGGAGCAGGCTGATGACGCCTGCGCGTACATTGAACAGTGCATGAGCACCCCGCCCAAGTGGGCCGAAGGTCTGCCGCTCGCCTGCGAGTTCGGCATGGCCGATAACTACGGAGATTGTTAATGAGTAATGTCGTCTGGTCGTACAGCAGCTTGTCCCTGTATCAGCAGTGTCCCAAGAAGTACTACCACCTCAAGGTGGCCAAGGACGTCAAGGAGGAGCTCAGCGAAGCGATCACCTTCGGCAACGAGATTCACAAGATTGCAGAGAACTACGTGGCGCATGGCTCGCCCATCCCCGAGAAGTACAAGCACATCGAGCCGGGGCTTCAGGCACTGCGCGACATGGACGGACGCAAGCTATGCGAGAACAAGCTGGGCTTGACCGCAGACTTCAAGCCGTGCGGGTTCTTCGACAAGGGCGTGTGGTGGCGGGGCATCGCCGACCTGATTGTCCTGCAAGGCGACACGGCGCTGACGGTGGACTACAAGACGGGCAAGTCGTCCAAGTACGCCGACCTCAAGCAGTTGGAGATTCTGTCTCTTGCAATTTTTAAGCATTACCCCGAAGTAAAGCGTGTGAAGGCGGGCTTGATGTTCCTGTTCGCCGACGCACTTGTGAAGGCTGAGTACCACGCGGATAAGCAGAGTGACATGTGGATTCCGTGGGTGTCAGATGTTGGGCAATTGGAAGCGTCCATCAAAAACCAAGTCTGGAACGCCAAACCCAACTTTACGTGCCGTGGCTATTGCCCGGTTGTTGATTGTGTCCACAACGAAGGAGCCAGAAATGGTTAAGAAAACGGAACCCCGTACCGCGATCATCCGTGAATACTTTGCGGCCAACCCTAACGTGTCTGTGGTGGAAGCTGCCAAGGTGCTCAGCATCCCTGCCAAGTACATCCATCAGATTCGCTACATGGACAAGAAGAAGAGCGCACCCAAGGCCAAGCCTGTCAACATCGACACGGTGCACAAGAAAGGGGACTGGAAGACTGCGCTAATGATTGCGTCCAGCACGTCGATCAAGACCGACATGGTCAATCAGCCCCCGCACTACAAGACGGGCGGCATCGAAACCATCGACTTCATCGAGGCCAAGAAGCTGTCCTACAACCTGGGCAACGTGGTGAAGTACATCACCCGCGCCAAGCACAAGGGCGACTACATGCAAGACCTCGAGAAAGCGCAGTGGTACCTGAGCCGCGAAATCTACCTCGCACGCTTCCCCAGCTACGGGAAAGAGCAGGCGGTAGCAAATGCCAAGCGCCAAGGCTAAGGGCAAAGAGGAGCAAGGGGGCGAAGACCCCCACCTCTACGACTTCTTCGCGGGCCTAGCGATGCTGGGCCTCGCTGCCCACGTAGACATCAAACAGAACCATGCGGGAGAGCTGGCACGTTGGGCCTACGACACAGCGGACGCGATGCTCCAAGAGAGAGCACGCCGCAAGTATGACGACCGATAGGAGTAAACACATGAGCGACAACGCCAAACCCAAGAAGACGATGCCGTGGATACCCGTGGGGCATCCCGACTTCAAGTGGACGAGTGGTGCAGACGTGCAAGCCACGTGGCGCAGGTACGGTTGGACCCCGCCCAGTGCGGGCCGGGAGCCTGTGTATGTAGAAGCGCGTACGCCCGAGTGGGCCAAGGTTCGCAGGGTGAAGTGACGTGAACCGCTACGAGGAGGACGACATCGACGCACTGGGCCAGTTGCTCTGGCTGGCCTTGCGCTTGGTGTTGCTTGTCGTGCTGATGGTCTTGCTGATGCAGGTGGTGCTATGAAATGGCTTGGTGAATTCATCGTCCTGTACTGGCTGATCACCGTCTTGGTCGTGGTGTTCCTCGCCCCGTTCGTGACGCTGATGATGTTGATCAGTTATTTGTGGGGGTTGGTATGACCCGCGACGAAATCATTGAACTGGCAAACAAGGCGCACGCCTACATTGACCGTCACTTCCTAGTTGCTTCTAGCACGGGCATTGCTTCGTTTGAACACTTTGCTCGACTGGTGGCCGAGCGGGAACGGGAAGAGTGTGCGAAGGCGTGTGAAGAAGAAATTAAACGAGTAAAGCCGATCTATTCCGTGACGGCAGAGAACTGTGTCAAAGCCATCAGAGCAAGGGGGCAGAAATGAGCGGCGACCACAACGCAAACCAGAAACCCAAGCAGGACATGAAAAAACTCTTGGAATTAACCCCGGCACAGATGGAGCACGCGGACGCGCTACTGACGCAGATACAGGCGGCTAGGGAACCAAAGCAGCACGTGTCCGAGAGATCAGTGCGGGTGACCATCGGCATGATGAGAACCCTCGCACGCAAAATCCCCATAAGCCCGTTTCACCTGCACGCCGCAGATCAGATGGAGCGGATGTTGGAAGAACTAATTAACTTGAGGAAAAAGAAATGACCAAGACGATTAAAGACAACGATGACGGCGCACGTGTATACGCCGATGGGCGCAACCTTTCTGTAGGCAAGGGGCGCATCCTGTGGGGTACAGCTACGCAGACGAGCCGCAACGAAATCGTTGGCGAGGGGTGGGTGCTGCCCGGTGGTCAGCGCACGCGAGACGTGGACGTTGCACGAGGGTACGCCCGTTGGATTGACGCGAACCACAGGGGGCGCGAATGAACCACATCACCCTGCTGATGCGCTGCCATGAACTGCTGCGCAAGGTCGATACCGTCACCCCGGAAGGGCGCGTCACGCCAGACGGGGACAGGCTGGCTAAGGACATCAACAACTACCTGAACCACATCAACAGTCACACGCATGACTGTTGGTCTTGGGGACCAGAGCATTACGTATGCGCGTACGAGCGCGTCAAACAACTAGAGCAGCAGATCAAGGATCAACAGAATGTTCAAGCTCCCGAAGTACACGTGGGACAAGGATCGTGAACTCTGCAAAAGATGCAAACATTACCGAGAACAGTCAGACGCTAGTAGTTACAACGGCGGAGGCATGGTCATGCGATGCGCCGCCAATCCGCAAAAAGGCTCCAAAGGAATCGGCACCTGCATCGACAACCGAACCCGTGGCCCCTGCGGCAAAGAAGGTCGTCTATTTGAAGCTGACGGACCCGTACCCGACGTGGCCATTTACCCAAGTCGAACCGAGATCGTTATCCCGGTGGTGCAAGAAGAACTTGCCAAACTCTTACCCCGTTGAGGATGCACTGATATGAGCGAACTGATTGACTACGCACTGCCCATGATTCGCCTTGAAAAGAGGCTGCTCGCCATGCACAATTTACTGCTAGACAAGCGGATGGACGAGGCTCTCGAATCCTCAGTGGAGCTTGTTGCAGAAGCACGGCTGCTAAACCGTGTCCTGATTCTGATGAAGGAGCGAGAAGATGCCCTACGTAAACAAACCCCGCCCGTACAAGAAAGAATACCAACAGCAACTGCGCCGCAACGAAGTTCCAAAGCAAATGGAGCGTCAAAGAGCGCGGCGGGCGTTGGACGCCAAGGGCATTGATCGCACGGGCAAGGAAGTCGATCACATCAAGCCGCTATCCAAGGGTGGTACGAATGCTCCGAGCAACCTGCGCCTTGTGTCGCCGAGTCGGAACCATTCGTTCAGCCGCAACTCCGATCACACCGTAAAGAAGAACAAGCCCAAAAATGGAAGTTCTAAATGACCGCAAGCTGCTGATCAAGACGCGGTTCCCTGCGCGTATTACCGAGACAATCAAAGACAGCGAACTGGTACACGACCACGGCGATGGACGCTACGAGGTCGCTGTCGAGTGGGAGCTTGCAAGTGCACAGACCTTGCGCAAGCTCCGCATCAAGAACGTACCGTCCCCCATCCTGCGGGACTACAACTGGCCAAGGCCCATCGGCTACGAGCCGTTCGAGCATCAGCGCGACACGGCGTCCTTCCTCACACTGAACACACGAGCGTTCTGCTTCAACGAGCAGGGCACGGGTAAGACCGCCTCGGTGATTTGGGCGGCTGACTACCTGATGCGCATGGGCGTGGTCAAGCGCGTGTTGGTGGTGTGCCCGCTGTCGATCATGCAGTCGGCGTGGCAGCAAGACCTGTTCAAGTTCGCCGTGCACCGCACTGTGGGCGTGGCGCATGGGGACGCCGAGAAGCGCAAGAAGATCGTCGAGAGCACCAACGAATTCGTCATCATCAATTACGACGGAATCCCTGCGGTCTCCGAATCGCTGCTGAACAACAACCCATTCGACCTTATCGTTATCGACGAGGCCAACGCGTACAAGAACTCACAGACCAAGCGGTGGAAGTTGATGCGCAAGGTGCTCAAGCCGACCACATGGTTGTGGCTGCTGACGGGCACTCCTGCCGCGCAGTCCCCGGTTGATGCGTACGGGCTGGGCAGGCTGTGCGTGCCAGACCGGGCACCGCAGTTCTTCGGCGACTTCCAAGAGTCGGTGATGAAGAAGGTTACCCTGTACAAGTGGGAGCCGCGCCCCGAGGCTACGCAGATCGTCTTCGACATGTTGCAGCCCGCCATCCGGTACACCAAGAAGGAGTGCTTGGACCTGCCGCTGATGACGTACACGACGCGAGAAGCGCCGCTGACACCGCAACAGCGCAAGTACTACAAGGAGCTGAAGAATCAGATGCTCATGGAGGCAGCGGGCGAGGAAGTCAGCCTTGCCAACGCAGCGTCCAAGATGAGCAAGCTGCTCCAGATTTCAGGCGGCGCCGTGTACTCCGACAGCGGTGCAGTCATCGAGTTTGACGTGAGCAACCGCTTGCAGGCTGTGCAGGAGGTCATCGAGGAAGCCAGCCACAAAGTGCTGATCTTCGTACCGTTCCGCCACACCATCACCACACTGCACACGTACCTGCTCAAAGCGGGCATCGTCAACGAGTGCATCCACGGCGACGTGACAGTCAGTGAGCGCACCAACATCTTCAAGCGGTTTCAGAACGACGACTCGCTCAGGGTGCTTGTCATTCAACCGCAGGCTGCTGCGCACGGAGTTACCCTGACTGCTGCGGACACCATCATTTGGTACTCTCCTGTGACGTCCGCTGAAACGTACCTGCAAGCCAACGCCCGGATCGACCGCCCTGGTCAGCGCCACCCCATGACGGTGGTGCACATCGAAGGCAGTCCCATCGAGCGCAAGTTGTACGGCATGTTGCAGAACAACATCGCCACGCACGGCCGCATCGTGGACCTTTACAAACAAGAGATGGATGAGACTTGACAAAGTCCAGAACCATCCATACACTGACCCCTCAACCTCAAGGAGCACACATGGACGAAAGGTCCGTAGACGACCTGTCCTCTGAATACATCCAAGTCCGTGCCGCGCGGGAGCGTGCGCAGAAGGACTGGGAAGCACAGGACAAGGTCTTTGAAGAGAAGTTGGATGCACTGGAAGCCCAACTGCTCGACATCATGAATCGCACCAACACGGACAGCATGAGCACAGCGGGCGCAGTGGTCATGCGGCGTGTGTCGAAGAGTTACTCGACAACCAACTGGGACGCACTGTACGACATGGTGGCACGGCACAAAGCCTTTGCCTTGTTGCACAAGCGCATCCACAACACCAACCTGCGCCAATTTCTCGAAGA